GGCATAGCAGGCACGGCAGGCATAGCAGGCATAGCAGGCATAGCAGGCACGGCAGGCATAGCAGGCATAGCAGGCATAGCAGGCACGGCAGGCACGGCAGTTAGTATTGTTGTCCGACATATATTTTATGTTAGTGTTTATTCTCCTTGTAGAATTTGGTCTATTTTGGTGTTGATTTCTCGGATAGCTTTGTTGTAATTTTCGTCCCTATCTTCTTGGACAATTTCAGTAGCGGTACTCAGATGTTCTGACATGGGTCTTTCTTCCATCCTCAAACCTTCAATCTTCTCCCGCCATTCAGCATCTTTTTGGTTGAGGGCGGCGAGGAGGAATTGTTTTATTTCCTCTCTTTCAGGCTGGATGCTAAATGTCGCAGTAACTCCGTCCGCTATTCCGCATTTTTGATCCCACAGTTCGTCGTATTGTTCAAGGATTTGTTGGTTCATAGTTATTATAAGTACTTGTCACTGGTGAAGTAACATTTGGTACGTCTATTTTTGTGATCTGCTCCAATTCATCTTTTATAAAAAAAGAGAAAGTAACCCAAAGGAAAAGAGACCCAATAAGACTAACAAAAAACATCCCTTTTACTAGCTCCCAAATAGAAAATTTCTCATTCATATTTCTTTATCTTTACAGTGCAATAATTTTGTAAAATTTTAGGAATAAATATCTGCTCTTAATTCATCAATAATCTCCTCAATGAGTGGTTTCATAATATCTACATTCATTGGTAAAGCACATCCTTGACACATAAAATTAAAATAATTTAATCATTTTAGTATTCCCAGCCTAGTCTATGTAGTAAAATCTGTTTTCGAGCAATTAAATTTCCTATTTTTTCTTCTAAACATTTTAGTTCCTGTTCTCCTGGTGGGTTGCCAACAGTTGAATTTCGCCAGAAATAATGTTTGTTTTCTGCCACTTCTAACCTTTTTTCCACCCTTTCTAGTTCAAGAATAATTAAATTGTGCTCACAGCATTTGTTCATAGGTTTCATACTTTTTTCTTCGTCTGAGGCGTCCTGTTTTTCGCCCAAAAATTCGATCATTTCACCTATGTCTGGTGTGACAACAATTTTATCTATAGTTTCTGAAACATCAGAAATGTTGATTAAATCTTTAGCTATAAACTGATACAACCTTAATTTCTGCTTCTCACTCAACTCATTCCATTGTTCTTGTGTGATGTGTTGTTTCATACATCAGCAATAAAAAAATAAAAATTTGTCACCATCCATATACCTCTCCCTGTCCCCAATCATTCTTGGGATAAATTTTCCCTCCGCAATATACGCATTGTTCATAAGCTGTCCCCAAATCATGTACTGTCCGTGTTTCGTGTTCTACATCATCTTGTATCCAATCGTTCAGATTGGTATTTTGAATATATCTTTCCTGACATTTCATAAAATTAAGAATCAAGTATTTGTAGTCGTTTAAAACTTAACTCTTTTCTTCTCCATTTTTCTTTTGGGAGTTTTCCGGTTCGTATATCCATGTAAATTTGTTGTCTTGATTTTCCCACTTGTTTAGCATACTGGCGCACGCTGATCCATTTTTTATCCATAAAAAGAAAATTACAAAATGTATTATACTATATGGCATTAACACTTTGTCAATAGTTGGGGGGGGACAACTCAAAATTACGCTGTTGTATGCCGATGAGATATTTTATAAATGTTGTTCTTTGGAATAATATTCCAGTCCACACGTCGCGCACCGAACTTTATAGCGAAAATCTTCGATTGCTACCCACGCCCCGCTGTCCTTGCACCGCTTGCACGTGAGTCTCTTCCCAATCGTCGGTGAAGCTAAGGAAGTCGGTCGTGCTTTTGTAGTAGGTGAGTGTTGTTCCATATATTTTGTGTTTTAAAATTATTTTCCATGGGAGAGTATTATTTGTGTATGTTGGCATGTTTTAAAATTTAATTAAATCGATCAAGTTTTTTGTTTCAATGGCGGTTTGGGATTCTTTGTTGTCTTCGGTCATTTGCATGGTGCGATGATCGAAGTTTATTTTTATATCAAAACCTTTTTGGGAGTGGCGAGACTTAACAAGACGTAACCGTGTTTCATATTTTATTGCGTTCAAAACACTTTGGTCTTTTCCGTTTATTTCTTTTTCGTACAGATACAGCCCAATATCTGCGGAGTTTGCTATTTCTTTCGAGCTTGCTATGTTTTCGATTTTGATTGAGCCGGATTTTGACGAGGCTTTGTCAACTTGTGCAGGTGTAATGATTGGTTTATTGAGATTAAGAGCACCACGTTTCAGTTTGAGAACCATTTGGCGGAGACGTTCTGTTTCGTTTTCTTTTCCTTTTGGGTCGGCAAGAAGTTGTAAATAATCCACCATGATGATGTCCGGATTGTAGTTTATTGCTTCGCTTAACACGTCTTCGGACGTGATCGAACCGGAGGAAATGATTGTGAGATTGAGCGCGGAAAGTTCAGTAACAGTTTTTCCCAAAAAATCTTTTTGAACTGCTCTTTCCGTGATTTCTTGAACACTAAAATTTCCATAAATTGGAACAAGCCTGTCTATCAGTTCGTTCACTCCCATTTCAAGCGAGAAAAATAGGATTGACTTTCCAGCTTTTGTCATGGACACCGCCATGTTGATAAGTAAGTTGGTTTTTCCCACATTGGTGTCTGCGACAATGACAGCTAATTCGGACCCGCGAAAACCGCCAAGCACGCGATCTAACGCAGGAAATCCTGTCTTTGCAACATATTCAACAGGCTTGTCATACGCTTCGAGCCATGAGTGAAACATGGTGTTTGCGTGGTGTACTTCGTATTTCTTTTGTGATGTATCGGAATGTAATAGTTGCTCTTTGAGTTCGATGAGAACGCCGAGCTTATTTTTTGGTTCTGCTTCTGAAAAAAGAGCAAAATACCGTGAAAACAATTTATCAAATTGCGCCAATCGGTATTTGTCTTCCGCCTCTTCTTTGTATTCTTGAAATTCCGCTTTAGTGAGAAGGTTTGTTGTCGCAGCTATTTCGATATTTATTGGTGAGTAAAAAGTGCCTTCGGCAAGTCGGTCAAAGTTAATTGGCTTGTTTTCAGCAAAGCGTTTTCGTAGTGTTGTGTAAACAATACGATCTTGTTCGGATAAGACGTTGGGGTTGATTGTTTCTTTCGGGTTGTTGATGATGTAGGCTAGTAGGAGGTTCATATTTGCGATTTAAGGCGTGTTAATGGTGGGGGGTGCACTCTGATTAGATTTTTACATATAAAACGCTCCTAGTGGCCTTTTTGAGCGTCTAGCGCGTTGCTACAACTGTTTTCGCCAATCAGAATAGATAAGATTCCAGTTTTCGCAGATTGTTAGAAGTTTCATTTTTTTCCAACCCTGTTTATCAGAAAACTTTTTAGCTATGTTAATCCTTGCCCGTATCTCTTCGTCAATTTTTACTGGATCAGTGTGGATTTTTCGCGCCAGTTCGATCATGTCTTTAACGGCTCTTTGGTAGGCGTAGAACGCGCCTTTGGTTTCCGGTACTTTGAATTGAGCCATGTAGTACCGAGCAATGCCTGTGATGAATCCTCTTGGAAGTTTTACCTCTGAATCTGTTTGCTCGATTTCTTCGCCGTTTTTATCAACTTCAATTGTTGGTTCTTCAAACATAGATTTTTTCTGTGCGGCGTTAGCCGCTATATTATTTAAGTTTAAGTTTAAGTTTAAGTGTGATAGCCTATGATAGGCTATGTATAGGCTATCTGTTGTACAAATATATTCTTTTACTTCTTTGCTAAGGTCAGCCCAAAAACGCTCAATCCCTTTTTTTACTTTTGGGTTCAAAGATTGATTTTTCAAAAAGTTCACCAAAATAATATGATTTTCAAAATATGAGAGTTTTTTAGCCTTTGATAGGCTATCTATAGCCTTTCGGATTTCATCTTCTTTAAGGCCGGATTCAAACACCATTGTTGCTATAGTTATTTCATAAATACCAAGAATGTTTGTGTGTTCATTCGTTAAAAGATAAAGAAAAAACAACTTTTCCTCTTTTTCTAAGGTTTGTATAAAAGCGTCACTCCAAAATTTTGTTTGAATATATCGTGCTTTTGCCATACAAAAAAATCTATCGGGGACTCTCAACGTGTCCACTCCTCTTACGGGGAGCCACCGATTTTACGGTGTCGTTGCGAGTCCTTGATAGATTTTGTATAGGTAAGATTTTGGACATATAAATTGTGAAATTATATTATACCACACAACAATCATTTTATGCTGTGGACAATTCTTTCTCTTTTCTTGCATTCCTTACAAGAAGAATAGAGTTTTTTTGTGACTTTGTTTGTTTCTGTCACAACGACAGCACAACGTTTACATAAGCCATCTCGTCTTCGTTTTCCGTAAAGGCGTTTTGCTCTTTTTGCACCAGTTTTTGGCACGTAACTTTTCTTTTTTATCAAAATTATTAACCCAAATAGTTTGAATAACATATTTTGATAAAATGATATATATTATTGGTTATCAGGAACGTATATAATCCCGTCCGGATCATCGTACTCAACGGCTTCGACTCTTTTTCCACTGCGTTCCTCGGCTTCGTGGTGCGAGACACAACCAAAGATGACGCTACTCGGATCAAGAATCCACTCATCTGACTTGCCGTTGCGCGTGCTGCGGTGCAAAAAGTTCGACCACTTCGCCTCTGCGATGTACTTGCCACAGCGTGCTCCGTCAATAAGTGCTTCGCAGCGATTATCAGCACGAGAAATAACGGCGTGGCATGTTTTTCTATATTTTGCCAGGTTACTCGCTGATTTCTTCATAATTTTTTGTAATAATTATTCAAAAATAACTATCATATTCGCAAAAGGTGCTGTATTAGAATGTTCACCAAACTTTAGTCTCCCTTTAATAAACCTAATTTCTTTTGCCGTCGGCAACACCACTTCGTGGAACCATTTGACATCTGTATAAGCAGGAAGTAAAAAGACAGCCAATTCAGTATTTCCTAGTTGTATTTCGTTTATTGCTTTTTCTAACCAAGAACGGATTGCTTTCCCGTAGGGTGGATTTATATAACAACGCCCCCCCCACTTTGTGTTTAGCCCATCTGATTTTGGAGTTGGGTTTAGCGGGCACGGATCAAAGTTAAAATGAAATTCATCATTTAATTGTTTGTAAAATCCACTCGGTGTCTTTTCGTTTACGTCGAAAGTTTTGTATGTATTGCTGTTTTTTGCCATATTTTTTAGTTTATATCTTCATACACACGTTTCTTTTTTTTCACTGGCTTCAACACAATGTGTTTCCCAAAAAGCATAATTGGCAACGTTCCTTCATTATCCGCAACAGCAGGATTCTCAATGAGACACGCGATGATGTGGGCGAATGCGTCGTTTTTTGTTTTGATTCCTGTGCGTTTGTACGATGGTTCAAACATATTCGTTAGGTAATGGAATAGTTATCTGATAATTTTCCGCAAAATACAGGCGAATTTTGTTGTAGTATTCTTCTGCCTCTTTGGTAGAAAGAGTCATGGTGCTTTTGTGCTCGCGTGGTAAAAACATCATCTTGCACACCTCGTGCACTTCGAGTGGATCATTGCCTGTTTCGCGTGATATAATGTTTATAATACAGCCAAAATAGTACCGGTGCTGTGCTTCTGATTTAGTCTTACCAAGCTCTTTCACAATCACCTCAACCGACTTTCCATTGAACTTTTGCAGGGAAGAACGAAAAGCCGCAGCATTTCGCATGAGGAGTTTTCCGTCTTCAACTTGGCCTACAAAGTACATACCTAAAACGGCAGGTCTTCAGGAGTTAGTTCTTTTTTTTCTGTAAATTTCTGATAAAACTCTGATGGTTTTTCAAGAGCGTCAATAAGTTTCTGTTCGTCTTCTGTAATGGGTGTGTCTTTGCGGTTTGGTACTACAGAGTATTCTGTTTCAATACCGGACCCCGCTCGATTGATTGTTATGTCATACGCTGGCACTATATCAAACGCATAATCAGGATTGGAACACAAAGTTTTTAGCTGTTTCATAATCTGTTTTCCAAATTCACCCATGCGTAATTCATTGCTTTTGCGATCTATCACCCACGCACAATAGCGTTGTGATGGCTTGTCACTTCCTGGAAATGTTACTTCACGAATGATAAATTCACTCACAAGGCGTACTTTGTTTGCTCCTTCTTCCAGCTTCAAAAACTGGCTGTTCGATTTGATTTCGATGTCTCCGAGTTTCATAGTGGTAAATTAAAAATATCTGGATAAGTTTCGCTGTTTGGTCGTGCGTTTGGATTTAGTGTGTGGAACATTGTCAGCGTTTGATTGCATTGCTCCTCGTACTTTGTACGATCTTCTTGGTCAAGAACAAGGAACGAGTATTTTTTCTTTGTTGTATTCCCAAGATGGAGAATTGCTATGTTATCTGCCTCATCCGCCATGCCGTAACCTGCTATTTGCACTTTGTGCGTGCTATGTATGGTCTTACTGGTCTTGAAGTCAACAATATAGGTTTTTCCGTCAATCTCGCATTTAAGGTCAACCGTACCGGCAAATCGGTCATGCCATACGATGTACTCGGTTGCAAGAATCTTCGGCTGGACATCATTGTACCAATCGAGAGCGGCCTGTAAACAACGCATGATTTTAAGTGACCGTTTTGGAGAGAACCGCGCCTCAATATCTGCGCGTTTGATTTCTTCGCCTTTAAAAATGTTTTCAAGGGCTTGGTGGACGTAGGAGCCGTCTTCTGCGGTTTCTTCCATAATCTCATCTGCTCTCTTGTTGCCAACATCTCCACGCCACTGTACTAGCCCAAAATCCATTGGATACGCACAGCCGATGACATAGGTGAGAGATGGCCGATATTCGTCATCGGTACCGTCCATTGACTTGCGGTAAAAACGCTCATCAAAAATGTAATTATCAAGTCGTACGATTTCTTCGTTCATAGTGTTTCAATACACATATCACAGACGTATGTGCCGTCCGTGAACGGGCGTAAAAGGTCTTCATTTTCATGTTTGCAATATCTGCATGTTGGCAGTACGAGCATATCCCATACTCCGCTTGCTTTAAGCATTGCTCCTTGCGCTTGTAGTAGGCCGATGTTGATTGTCATATAATTTGACTTATTTTTCGGGGGTGGTATACTTGGTTGTGTTCTATGAACATCTCGACAAGTAATCCCCCGAAAGGGTGGATTATTTGTTATATAACGCGCGATTGTTTTCTCATTCTGCGAAGAAAAAGAAACGCCCTGATATTTCCTATGATTTTTTTCATAAAATTCGGGTTATTTGCCAGGTGAAGATTATCTCTCCATTCCTTTTTTTTGCTCCCATATTACGAATATGGTACTTTCGGCCTTTGCTTTGATTTCTTAAATTGGCAGGGTAGTACATAGAACCGTCTATTTTGATTGTTTGGCCAATCCTCAGTTTTTCCACTTTTTTAGTTCGTATTGTCTTGTTCATACTCTTGACAAAATTGTATAGGGGTATTTAGGTGTGGTATACTTATTTTGGCTTTTATCAGGTTCCGGCTGTCTCGGGCTTCCCGCTTGTTACACTTTTAATTTGTAACGGCCGGTTCGTCGAGACAGCGAGAACATACATATATTGTAAACGATTCAATCGTTTACGTCAAGGGGGGTATGTGGATAAGTTTTTGTTGTATTTGCGGCGGCAGGTTGAGCTAGGGACGTTCCCCTCCTTTTGCCCCAAGTTCCCTCCGCAAATATAACTAATTTTTATGCCTAAACGAAAACCAGCAAAAAAGAAGGTTAGCAAGAAGTCATCTGCCGTGATGATGAAGGAAAAAGAGATGATGATGAAAAAACGCAAAATGATGAAATAGGTATGGCCAATATCTACCAAGTTATTGTTTCACTTGGCACTGAAATCGCTCCTCAAAATCAGCTAGTGATGACGGTTGCCAGCGACAGGCTTGATGATGTTTTAGTGGCAATCAAAAATGAAATGGCGACAAAAGCCAATGGTATGGCGTATGCAGCTACGGTTGTTTCCTCTGAATTAAAAGAAGACTTTGCCAAACACTTGGATATTCAACCAACAACTATTATTCAAGACTATCAGCCCATGAATCACGAGCAGCTCGCAATGCTTCTTCGTGATAATGGGTATGAAGTCATAAAAAAATAATTATGGCGAAATATTCGTTTAAGGAGTCTCAAGCATTTCATCTTCGTTTAATATTATCAGTTATACCAGTACAAGATTTAGGAGAAGTGGCAGGAAATCTTTTTAAAGCAGTCACCATGCGTCGGAAGATGACGCAGTATTTGGAGGAAGTAAATAAAGAGTTTATGGGTAAGGCAAAAAAGGCCGCCGAAATAAGGGAAAAATTTGGTAACGATCTTGCAGAATTTAAAAAGGAACTCGATACGAAGTTTTCGGAAAAGGAAGCCAAGCTTCTTGAGGGTTTAAAAAATGAGGAAAAAGAGACAAAGAAAGCAGAAGTGACGAAAGATTTAATGAGTGAAAAGGAAAAAGAGGGAAAGATATATGAGGATGAAATCAATGAAAAGTATAAAGAAGAAATTAAAGAGTTTGGTCTTCGGGGAATAATATATAGCTATAAGGTTGAAGGTCGACCCCAAATGTTTGAAACTTTTGAATACGAAAAACCAGAGGAAGAAAAGATGGTCGAAATAGAATTGGAAGAGGCAAGTGATCGAAATCAGAATGAGTTTGTTAAATCTCGTTTTGAGAAACATGCTGTGAATATTTTACCAATAGAGAATATCATTGTACCTATTGGCGAGGTATTGGGCTTAGCTTAATCCAAGTATTGGAATAAAAAGAACTAATTTATTATCTAAGTTAAGATAAAATCTATGGAAGACGAAACACCAGTAGTAGAACCAGTAGAACCAACGGTAGAGGAGAGCACAGAACCAGCAGAGGCTCCTGTTGAGGAACCTACAGAAGAGGGCACGGTTTAGGATTAGTGGAGGATATTAGGATGATATGCCAGCAGGTAGACCAACCGTAGTAACTGGAGAAGTTCTACGACAATTAGAGGAAGCATTCAGTGTTGGTGCTACAGACAGAGAAGCATGTTTTTTGGCTGACATTAGCGAAAGTACATTGTATTTGTATCAACAAGAAAACCCAGGATTTTCGGAGCGAAAGGAAGCTCTCAAAGAAATGCCTAAATATAAAGCAAAAAAGAATGTTGTAGGAGCAATAGAAAAAGGCGACGTACAACAAAGTAATTGGTATCTGGAACGAAAAGGAAAAGATGATGGATTCAGCAGTAGAACAGAATTGACAGGTCAGAATGGCGGGCCCGTTAAGCATAGTGTGGCACTAGAAGATTCAGATTTCAAAGCAATAGTTGGAACGTATGCAACTAACCGAGGAAAAAAAGACACAAGTAGTGCTGCGGATATTCAGTGAAGATATCGAGGCATTTGGTAAATACTTGTTTGGTCATCATCTTCGGTTGGCAACACCACCATTTCACAAAGAGATATTTCAGCTCTTTCAAGGCAATGACAAGCGGATAGGGATCGCCGCTCCTCGGTCTCATGCGAAATCGACGATTACTGATCTGGTGTATCTTCTGTGGGCGGTGATCCACAAAAAAACACATTTTGTTCTTTTGGTATCCGACACCTACTCACAAGCTACGTTGTTTCTTGAGGCAGTGCAGGCTGAAATAGAGGGCAACGAGAAGCTCCGAGCACTCTATGGCAATCTCAAGGGTGAGATATGGAGTGAGGGGGAAATGGTCATCGGTGGGGCAATGGTAAAAGCGGTTGGCGCGGGAATGAAAGTTCGAGGGTTGAAGTACCACGAGTACCGGCCTGATCTCATTCTGGTTGACGATCTTGAGAATGATGAGTTGGTGGAGAGCAAGGCACGCAGAGAGAAACTTGAGCGGTGGTTCAATGGAGCATTGGTTCCAAGTATGGACAAGAACGGACGACTTGTCATCATCGGGACTGTACTGCACTACGACTCATTGCTGTACAAGATTCTCTCGAATGATCTTTACAATGAATACACCAAGAAGACGTACAAGGCCATGAATGACACGGAGGCACTGTGGCCAGAGCACATGTCAATTCCTGACCTTTTGAAGCTCAAAGAGGAGTACACCCGTAAAGGGCAGGGGTATTTGTTCTATCAAGAGTTTCAGAACGATCCCATCTCTGGCGAGAACCGAAAGTTTCGACTGGAGAAGATCAAGTATTATACGGACGCAGAGATTGAAAAAAAGCAACTGCGAACGTATATCACGATTGATAGGGCATACAGCACACAAAAGACATCTGATTTTACTGCATTTGTCGTGGTGAGTGTGGACAATGAGAACAACTGGTATGTGCGTATGGCAGATCGGTTTCGAGGGACAGAAGATTTGCTCATTGAAAACATCTTTGATTTGCGGGCGTATTTCAAGCCGATCAAAATAGGGATAGAACAGCGAGCATTCGAGTACACGCTAAAACCGACTCTTGAGAAAGAGATGAGAGTGCGAAATGACTTTTTTGTCATCACAGAATTGAAAGACGCACAGCTTTCAAAAACGTATCGCATTGAGGGATTGGTACCGCGCTTTGAAACTGGTACAATCTACTTAAAGAAAGACCAGAGTGATTTGATTGATGAGTTGATTCGTTTCCCAGCAGGGTCATACGATGATCTGGTCGATGCGCTTGCGTATCAGTTGCAGATACAGCTTCCGGCCAACGCACCGAAACGACAAGCATTTACGCAGGAAAGGCATAGAAAAAAACAACAACCGTCGTATTCATTGAGAATGGCGTGAAATGGAACAAATATGATAAAAATAGACCAACAGTACACAAAAGAAGAGGTGACGGACAAGTTAGAAGAATTGGCTATTATTGCAAGGCCACGAACAATAAGTGCCGCAGAAGAAAAACAAAAAATTACACAGAATGTATTCTCTGTTCGTTCACACGAAAATCCACCGGATTTTTTTGGAGGGAAACAAATAAGCGTTTCTGCAAGAAATGGAATACCAGACAAACAGATTTACAAAGAAGTAAGAGAATACATGAAAAAGCTTTGGAATATACCTTAAACAACTCAACCATCTGCTGGACTTACATCTTAAAAGCGTTAGCTTGAGAGATTGCCCAGCAGCAATTTCAACAGGCTTCCGCTTCTAAGACGGAAGTCTTTTTTATGCCCTACGATACAGAGAAAAAAGTCAAAGAATACAAACCGACTGATAAAGAAGTTGAGAAGATTGAGTTTATCTATGATGAACTTCAGTTCATGCTAGACGAGGTGATGAATCAGCAATATCCGGAGTTCAATGACCGCACGTTGACACAATTCATTGACGATTCGCAACGTCGTGCTAATGCCTACGTCCCTTCTAAGGAATCCCAAGGCAAGGATGACTGGCAAGCCAATGTTTTCACAAAGACCACACGAAATAAGGTCAAGGCACTCCTCGCTTCTATCGCAAAGAACCCCCCGCGCATCTCAATGGAAGCGTTTGACGCAAAGAACAGGCTCTCTGTCATTCGAGGAGACATACTAAGTCATATTGTCGAAGCAACGTACCTGCAAGGAGACAATAACCCAGAGTATACGATCTACATGGACGGATGGAATTGTACAATCAACGGGACGGTCGTCAAGTATGACGGGTACATAAAGACAACTGATAAGGTGAAGATCATCACAGGATATGACCTTGAGAAAGGAGAGGTGGAGTTTGAAGAACAAGAGGAGATTATCGAAGACAAACCGATTGAGATTGATGTCCCACTACAACATCTTTTGATAAAAAACATCCGCATTGCTGATATTCAAGAGCAGCCAGCCCTCATTTGGTTGCAGTACCTTGAAGAGGAACAGTTCGAGCGCGAGTTTAACGGATACAAGAATTTTGACAAAGTGCCGGACAAATCTTCGACGCTTGCGACAGAGGAGTTGCAGATATTTTTTTACGATAAATGGAAAGACCGAGTGCAAAACAAGAAATGCTACGAAGTTTTGAGATATTTTAACAAACAAAAAGAACAGTATTGTATCATCGCAAACGGGGTACTCCTCTTCGACGGCCCCATGCTCTGGGGCAAGCGCAAGAAACGATACCCGTTTGCCAAACAAGTCTTCGAGCCGTTTGCGAACGCTCACTTTTTCTATGGCAATTCTCTGCCTAACATTCTCATGGCAGAGCAGGATGTAGAGAATGCGCTTATTAACTCCATGCTCGATAAGACGTACCGTTCGGTAGTGGCTCCAATGCTCGTTGGTATTGTGAACCGAGATTCTTTTGATCTTGAGGACGAGTATGTTGATCAAGATACGAACATTTATGTTGAAGATATCAACCAGGTTAAGCCAATGCCAGTAGAGGGTATACAGCAAGGAGAGATCACCATGCTCAAGATCATTCAACAAGGCATGGATCGCTCTGCGACGGATCAGGTACAAAGCGGGGCCAGTGGGTCAGGTTCGACCGCACGAGAGATTGTGATAGCCAACGAACGAGCGGAGGAGCTAAAAGACCTCATGTTTACCATGATGAAAGACTTGTGGCTCCAAAAATATCGTATTCGTACTGTCAATGTTCTTATGAACTACAACAAGACCAAAGTAAGGCATATTGTTGGAGAAGAGGGCGAAAAAGCGTTTGAAGAAACGTATCAAGTGTTTCGCTTGCCGAATCAAGAGTTTGCGACAGGTGAACGTGGGATCGAGCAGATCGAGGTGGTCGGGACAACCGCAGAGCTTGCACGTCCGTTTGATTTAGATGTGCGTGAAGAACAATCACGTCTTGATGGACAGCCGATCGCAATCAAGCAAATCACATCAGACTTCCTTGATGATTATGAGTACATTGTAAAAATTGAGACTGAAAGTCTAAAACAAAAGAGTCGTGCGTTTGAAATGGCGGAGGTGGAAGATCAGATGCGTGGTACTGCAACGTATTTCCCACAGATTTTCCTGGCGAATCAACAGGAATTTTTCAAGATGTATATGGAGAGATACGGAACGAGTCCTGACCGCTTCTTGGAGAACATGACCGCGCCAACGAATCCGATGATGGCTTTGGCTGGTGGCGCGCCAGGTCAAGCACAGCCTGCGGGAATACCTGGAGCAGGTGGAGCACCAGCATTGCCTGCGTTAAGTGGCACTTGATATGACACCACGAGAATGGAACAAAATATTGAAAGAAATGGCAGCACAAGCAAAAGAGAACACTGAATTAAAAGAGCGCCTGAAAGAAATGCAAAAGGTTGAGGAGAAAGCGATTGAGGATTGGCTTAAAAGTCTCTCCCTAGAGCATGGATTCAGAGACTACTACACAGTACGCAAACGTGCACTACAAGCACAGCTCTCGAATGGACTTGAAGGCAAACAATACTGGACGCTTTACGGACAGCTCCAAGAGTTGAAAACAATGGCCGCGCGGTCAAGTGAGATACTAGAAAAAGAGAAGAAGGAGAAGAAAGGAACCTCAAAAGTATGAAAATGCACAACATGAAAAAAATGGATATGCCAATGTCGGTTGATATGCCAATGATGGTGCACTATCCGACAGTGAGATTCACTGAAGACGAACTACCAGAAATTAAAGATTGGGTGGTGGGTGAAGAGTATGATATAGTATTGAAAGTGAAACAGCGAGAAGTCTATCTTGATCCAAATGACAAGATGGTTGCTACATTTGATATTCTGAAAGGAGGAGAGAAAGAATAACCTTACAATTCAAAAAATCATGACAATCTTGGCGGTTTGCTTGCAAGGTCGCTAAGGGAGTTTTGTCATGATTTCTTTCTTAGCCCCTGCTAACAGTCCGTCAATCGGACTGTTTTTTATTCCATGCTCCTGAAGACGGAGTTGAAACACTTTTTAAATATGGAAGACGAAGAATTGCAGGAGGACGGCTTGAATGAAGAGGATGATACCTCTACCGAGGATGGCCACTCGGAAGAAAACGAAACGGAACTTGAGGAAGACACCTTTATAAACGAATCTGACGAGTCGGAAGGCTCTGAAGATGAAAGCTCTGAAGAAACTGTGGAGTTTTGGAAAGAGCGTGCGACGAAAGCAGAACGAGACCGAGACAACTACAAGCAGGGCCTTTTGTCTGCAAAAGGTAAGAGACGAACGCTTGACGGCATCACGGAGGACAAGACCTCACCGTCTCCAAAAGAGACAAGCATGGATGTGGATGAAGAAAAAGTATTCCGCGTTCTTGAAAAGAAGAACGAAAAAGATGCTTTGCGTTTAGTCCTTGATTCAGAATCAGAGCATTACATCCATGAACTCATGGACGATAGACAGTATAACGAGATTATCGGTTACATCCCGAGAAACCTCGATAGATCATCAGTCGAATCGGTGGTTAAAAACTTGAAAATTGCTACCAAAATTTGGAAGGAAATTAAAGGGTTTGACAGCAAACCACGGAAGAAAGACAAGAGTGGAGAGCTTGCCTCGATGCGGACGACTCCGAATCAGCAGCAAGGTGGAGGAACGAAAAAAGAAAAAAGGTCACTTCTTCCAAGAAAGGTATCGGTTGATGAATGGTATTAAATTTATATGGCATTTATTCCACGTCAATACGACGAAGGGCATGTAATGGATTTGCCGATGACTGCCAGTACCACACTGACAAAGCACAATTTGTGCAAGATGTCGAGTGGGTACTTGGTGGCAGCATCAGCGGGCGACAATGTGGTCGAGTATGTCGCTTTAGAAACGAAAACAAGCGGTACTGGTGATGGCTCGTCTAAAATTTCAGTTTTGAAAATTGACGATAGAGTTCAACTTGAAGCATTGACTGGTACGACTCCAGTTCAAGCAACACATGTTGGAAATTCTTACGATTTAGCGGGTGCAGCATCGCTTGATTTAACAGCAACGACTGACTTGGTGTTTCGCATTGATTCAATTGTGAATGCAACCGACAAATTGGTTTCCGGACACTTCCACAAGTTTGTTCTTCAAAGTTAATTATTGATATATGGCATCTATACGAACTACTGACTTTGCCAACCTATTGAATGATGACATTCAAAAGTTGTTTAGTGAAGTCGCGAAAACAAGTGTTGGACAAATGGTTGGAAAAGAAATCTTTGACATGGGGGATACTGATTTCAAAATTTTCAATTACATTTCAACACATGGAATGAACAACATCAAAAAAACAGCTGAAGGCGCTGATTTTGAAAGTAGCACGAATGTACAGGGTGATACTGCGAGCTGGACACAAGCTAAATATGGACAGTTGATTCCTGTCTCATACGAAGCACGCAGATTCCAGCGTGAGCAGCTTCCTTTTGTCATGGATAATGTACGCAGTGTTTCAGACGCGGCATTTCACATGATTGATCAGTCGTTAGCCGATGTGTTGACAAATGGTTTTTCGACATCGAATTACACTGATGTGTATGGTGATTCCGTTGCGGCGACACCACCTGACGGATTAGCGTTGTTTTCAGCAGTGCATACGTCTCCGGTGAGTTCTCGAACACATCGTAATTTAATTCGTGATCTTACTACCAGCACGACAAATCCGATTCTTTCTCGTGAGGCGATTGTATCTGCTCGTTCAGACGCAATGAATTACATTGATCCAGCGGGAGTCAATCGTCCGATCAATCTTGATACGCTCATTGTTTCACCTGCAAAAGAAGATGAGGCACTTCGTATCATCAACTCTGACGGAATTTCTGGTTCTGCTGATCGTGATACAAACCCACTTCGCACCAAAGTTAAGGTACTCCCGTGGTCGAAATTGACGACAAGAACAGGTGGTACGGATACGTCTGCGTATTGGTTTATGGCGGATAGCGCAAAAGTAAAACAATCACTGATGGCAAAATTCGCTGATCGTCCGGCAATTGATCCGCCGGAACAAACATACAAGAATCTTACATGGAATTGGAGATTATTCTTCTTGTATACCATTGGTCGTGGTTGGCCGGTGTATATCTGGGGGAGTAACGCAGCATTGAGTTAAATCATGTAATTGAGTATGCGGGGAGAGTGCAAAACCTCACTCTCCCACTGCTCACTTTATTATGCGATCTGAAATTGATTATCACAAACTCTATAACGAAGGAAGGTGTAAAGAGATAGGTATTTCGTGGTCGGAAAAAGAAGCCGTTGCACGATCTGTTGGAATACCCGCGGAGTTTGTTCGTGAAGGATGTTTGACAATGGAAGCATACGAAAAACGTAAAGCTGAAGTAGAAGGATTGGTTGCGAAAGGCAAAAAACCTCTTCTTCACATGAAAAAAGCAGAGCTTTACGCACAAGCTCAAGAGATGGGATTGCAAGTAACCGAGGAAGTCCCTCGTGCGACGCTTATCTCAATGATTAGTCAACAACATAATTTATCTGGATCTACATTGCCTGCTTCCGATGAAGGAAGTACGGAGAGCTAGATTCGTGAATCTTGAAATATGCCTACAAAAAATGGAAAAAATATGACAGGGTTGAAGGGTTTATACCTTCAAGCGGTTAATAGCGTAAAAGATGCAGTTATCTTGTTTGACGCAGTTAATACTGTGCCAACATCGGCATCGGGATATTACTATTTGTATGTAAATAGTAGTGGCGAACTTATCTATAAAAATGGTTCTACTGTAACTACCATCGGAGCCGCCGGAACGGTGTCTTCTGCTACTTGGGATGGCGTTTATGCAGGAGATAAAACATTAACTATTGCAAGCACAACGCTTACCTTTGACCTCACACATGCGTCAAATAATGGTGTGACGTTTACCGCTACCGGCGCAGGTACAGGTCATCTTATACAGATTACCAATGTTGGAACCGGAAAAGACATCAACGGAACGTCAAACACGTGGTCGGTGAGTAAAGTTGGAGACGCAGTATTTAATTTGATTACTGCCGCAGGAGACGCAGGGAGCGATTCATTCACCCTTACCGCGGGTGATATGGTTGCATCAGATGGTTCACTTACGATTACTGACGCGGATAATGCAGCCACCCTCTCTGTTACGAATGACACAGCTACGACCGCTTCGGTATTTGTATTAGCAGGTTCTGGTGCATTTACTGGAAACACCACCTCTTCATTCCTCACACTGACTCCTTCTGGACTCACAACTGGGACGGCATTCTACCTCCCACTTGCAGCTCTGACGACAGGAAAAGGCATCCACATGGTGGCAAATGCGGTGACTGATGGGTTGGTGCTCAATATCACATCGTCTTCTGCGGTTCATACCGCAACAGGACGTTTGTTGAACATTGCCTCAACAGCAACGACAAACACGAGCGCAGTGTTGAATGAAATCGCAACTGCCGCAAACGATGAAACAGTGCTTTTGCGATTGACGGCCTCGGATGTGCTTGCCGCGGGTAAAATCCTCCATATCAGTGCGTCGTCTATGACGACAGGCACAGCGATTGACGCCGCGGCACTTGACGCGTTGACAACCGGTATTGGTATCAGTCTTGCATCTACCTCAACGACGTTGACATCAGGGAGCTTGCTTAGAGTATCCACAGGTACAACAGGTGCAGTTGCTACAAATGGTGTTGTCTCGATTCGTTCAACAGGAGCGTACACGTCTACCTCAAACGCAGGGCTACTCGATGTGCAATCATCTGGTCTTGTCGGTACGGGCACATTGGTCAATTTGAAGACCACTGCCGCGGCACAGCTAACGAATACCATTTTGAACGTGGAGGCTTCAGGATTTACAACCGGCTACACAGGTTCAATGGTACGAATTAAGTCTGTTACCACGACCGGCGCGTGTAAAGTCGTAGACATCCTTGCGGACGGGATCACATCAGGTGGTACTGCGGTGGATTTGTCTGTCGACGCATTGACGACCGGTATTGGTTTGAACATTGCAAATTCAGGCGGAGCGATGACTTCGGGGTCGTTGATACGAGTGGCGGCGCAGGGAACAGGCGCAATTGCGACGAATGGTATTATCTCCTTCACACATACAGGTGCATTTACTTCGACATCTGCCGTAGATGGTGGGTTTGTTGAAGTAAAGGCAAACGATACCACCGCAGGAACCGTATTTAACCTCGTCGCGGACGCCCTTACGACTGGTATCGGAATGCAGTTATCCAACGGCACATCAGCAATGACGACCGGTGGCCTGCTTCGTGTTACCGCAAGTGGTACGGGGATTATTGCAACGAATGGTATCGTGAGTATTACTCATGCTGGAGTATTCACATCCACATCAAACGCTGGTGTGCTCGATGTTCAAGCATCTGCGTTGGTTGGAACGGGGACACTGGTCAACTTCAAGACTACTGCAGCCGCTCAACTTACGTCTACGGTGTTGAATGTCGAAAATTCAGGTTTTACCACTGGATACACTGGCGAGATGCTTCGCATTAAGTCTCCAACAACGACAGGTGCGTGTAAGGTGGTGAGCGTGATTGTAGACGGAATGAGTACCGCTGGCGTGGGTGTCAACCTCTCTGCTGCTGCTCTTTCAACAGGTGGTATTGGTGTACAGGTTGACTTGACTGCTGCTACTGCGGGGAATGCCTTAAAACTTGTTACCACTGGCGCGTACACGGGGACAGGCATGGAGTTTATCTCTCTTGGCGCGATGACGACCGGTGTTGGCCTTCAAGTCACATCAACTACGGGTCTTACTTCTGGTTCACTTATTCGAGCAACGAGCAGCACCGCGGGTGCGATTGCAACGAACGGTGCAATTTCGTTCACCGCAACAGGTAACTTCACTTCAACCAGCCGTGTTGGTTTCTTGGAAGTGCAAGCTAATACCACTGAAGCAGGAACCGTTGCTCATATTGTGGGTACAGCTCTTACTACTGGGACATTGCTTTCTCTTGAGGCAGTTGAGGCAACGCTGACAACTGGTAAATACATCCAGTGTTATGACGGGGCTGCTGCTGACTTCACTGTCGGACGGTATGGAGCAACGGTGATTGCTGGAACAGCCTCTGGAACGTCTGCTCTCACCCTTAACGCTGGAGACATTACTGTTTCAGATGGAAACCTTAGCGTTGCTGGAACGTCAACCTTTACTGGAGCGGCAACCTTTACGACTGGGTTTCAGGCTTCCGCATCAGCAGTTACTGCGACGGCGGACGGACTGACGACGGGTCTTATCAATGCTGGAGAAAGGTTCGTGGCTGTAACAGCGGGTGCAGATGCAAATTCAATCATCACTCTTCCAACAGCTGTGGTGGGGTATGTCATCACTGGTTATATTGGAGCAACTGGTTGTGAGATGCGTACTCCCGCTGGGAGTGGCGCGACAATCAACAACGTTGACTCTGATGGTACAAACGAGGCGGCTATCCCCGCTACCACGATGTTTGAGGTGACGTGTATTGCCGCGGATACGTGGATCCTTAGAGCATGGACAGAACTTGGCGCGGTGATTACCGCGATTGTTCCGGATGCGGCATGATGATTATTTGATAGTTTTAGTATTGGGTACGACGGTCGTAAGTGGGGGGGAGAGATAACCCCCCCCTAGCCCAAAAATAATAATTAAGATAACTAACTTTCCCACTCTCTCATTATTTTGGGAGAGGGGCTAGAAGGTAAAGTATATATATGCACACAGACACAATTACTGCACCAGTATACGAGAATATCGAGTTTAATCTCTCATCTGGGGAAAGCGATTATGATTTGGACGCGAACCAATCAACATTTTTGTCTACTTTCGGGCCGATAAATGTGGCAAGAACACATCCTACAGCAGTACAAATACGGACAAATTTTACGATTTCAGTGAAATTAAATTCAACATCCAACCACGCTATTACCATTACTTCGACTGATTCCCCTTTTTGGATTGAAGGTATACGGATTCAAAACTTATACTTCTCCAATTCATCTGGCTCAACTGCGGCAGTCAAATTATTCTTTCAAGAAGTAAGGTACTAATATGGAAGACCTTGATTTTCTCATTGAAAAAAAGAAAAAAGAGATTGAAGACTTGGATAATCTTCGGATTGAGCGTGACTATATTGTTCTTCAAATGAAAGAAAGCACTGTAAAGTTTGAAAAACTAAAAGACGATATTGTGCAAGAACAATTTGCCCTAGAAACAGTGAGAAAATTAAAAGAAACAGAGAAACAAAAAAAGGAAGATAGTTTGATAGTGAGGGAAGAACAAATAATCAAAAAAGAGCTGGAAGTAGCTAAAAAACAGGCTCTTTTGACTGAAACAGAACGCATAATGTTAGGAGAAAAAGAGGCATTTTCAGATGAAAAAGCAAAGGTACAGGAAGAAAAATCTTCTCTTGCATTTCGGAAAAATCAACAACAACAAAATGAACTTTCCGTAAAAGAAAAAGAAAAAGAGCTTAAAAAAGTTAGGCAATCTCAAGAAGCACACGAGAAGTTGTTGTCCGAGAAGCAAAATGAACTTACAGAACTCCAAGAACAGCTATCGGCAGGGTTTGTTCAATTAAGCAAAGATAAAGAAAAACAAAATGAAGAAATCCAAAAATTAGAAGCGCGAAAAGCAAAACTGGATGAAAAAGAACAAGAAATTAATGAAAAAGAACATGAAGTGAGGAAACAGTGGCAAACAATTCAACAAGAGAGGGCGCAGCTAGGCCTTGTAGATAAAGATCTATTGAAAAAAGAAACTGTATTAAAATCTGAACAAGCCGAAACACAGAAACAAAAAAAGATTTTACAAGAAAGAGAACTATCTC